ATGAATTGTAAATACTTAAGAAAAAAATCTAAAAAAGGACAGTATTATTTCTATTGTTTGTTAAAAAAACAAAATGTATCTCTTACATGTTATCGAGAGTGTAATAGTAAAGAATATAAAACTTATAAACCTATTTCTAAAGTAACAAAAACTCACTCTAAGAAAGAAAAAGACAGATTTAGTATATTTACACCTAATCTACCTAAATGTATCAAATGTGGCTCGACTTATGGCCATATAGACAAACATGAATTGTTTCCAGGAAGAAATAGATCCAATTCTATTAAATATGGTTTTGTAATACCTTTATGTAGACAATGTCATAGAGATATTACTAATAACTACGAATACATAAACTATTGGAAAGTAAAAGCACAAACTTATTTTGAAAAGAATATAGGCACTAAAGAAGAGTTTGTAAAAAATTTTGGCATGGATTATATTTATATGTATAAAAAAAACAAGTAGAGTTAATTCCCTACTTGTTTTCATATTCTTGATAATTCATTAATTTTACTTAATTTTTCATTTAAATTATTTATCATGTCGTTTTGTGTCGAAATTTGTTTGTTTAAACTCTCAATCATACTAAGCTTACTTTCATATAATTTCTTGTAGTCAGTAACTGGTAGTATCTCTAACCACTCTCCATTATCAGCAATCCATTGTTCTTTATCTATTCTATGCCATATATAAGTTCCATCATTATAAGTTTCTAAATCATTATAAATATCTTTATTTTGAGTGAAACCTAAAACACTACTATTTGTACTACTAGATGTTCTAACTCTCAAATTATCGACTATTACTCTTATTTGAGGTGTGTTTTCATTTCTTTCTGCAACTGGAGTTACTTTTATTCTGTTTTCAGGGAATATATACTCGTTAAAATCTTCATATTCTCTATCATAAAAATCTTTATTATAATCACTATATTTGAACCAATCAAAATGTAAATGATTTCCTGTTGAATATCCTGTACTTCCCATCATTCCTATTTTAGTATCCTTTGTTACTTTATTGCCTTTATTAATTACAGTATTTGCTAAATGATAATATAGTCCTACATGATCATCTAATTTAGGAAATCTTATATAACATATTATTGCACCTGTTGAATTGTCGTATCCCTCATATAATACTTCTCCATCGTCCAACGCATATATTGGTATTGATTTTCCGTTTGCTGAATAATCTACTCCTTCATGAAATTCCCTATCACCTGTTATTGGGCTTATTCTATTTGAGTAAGGACTAGATATGAATATATCATCAAGGGTATGAAATAATCTTTCTGCATTATACTTATTCATACTACCCTCTTCCTTCGTCAATGGGTGTAATATCATTTGATAATCCTAACAAGTTCTTCAACTTAATTAAATCTTGCACACCATAGTAAACTATACCTGATATAAATAAAAGCTCAATACCAGCCATTAAATTAACTTTTATGCCGTTTATGTTAGCAACTACAATATCTGGGTTTAAATAACCTGTTAGATACATAAGTAATACACCTAAGACTATTCCTAAATATTTTACTAAGCCACTCAATAATTTTTCTTTTTTAAACTCTTGTTTTAGTTTAGCAAGTGTTACTCCTAAAAGAACATTCGCTAACATTGCACTTACTAAACCAATTATTATTTTAATCATAATTATTCCTCCTTCAGAATCATTTCACAATGTTTTTTTGTTAAACTATTATAACCATTACTTAAATATACGTCACAAGCAGATGACCTTTCAGCTAATGGAATATTATCATTCCATATAACCGATTTTAAACTCATTTGTTGTGTTGTTTTTAAGTTATCTAGTATTTCATCATATTTATTTAAAATATTATGTAAAATCACAAATGCACCAGATAAAATTCCAATGATTATTGTAATAAATGCATATATTTCTTTATACTTCTTTATTTTTTCCATTTTCTTTATCCTTTCTTTATTATTTCCATTTTCCTATTGCAAAAATTGTGGCCTTAAATTTTGACGTATCAGTAGAAGTCCCTCTTCCAACCCCAATATTTTTAATACTAGAATTAGTTATAACAGGAAAATCCCAGTCAACTCGCCAACCAGCACCTTGAGTAAACTTTAAATCAATTAGCACTTCTGGTGGCTCTTTAAAAGTTTGAGGAAAATTAATTGGTGTTGCATAATTTCCTACAAATATTCCACCCCACGCTTCAGTAACAGATAATGTAATATCCACATTTTGGTATGTTTTCATAGTACCGTCACTATATTTAATCCAATTGCCATTTTCATTTGAACCACTTTCTTGTAATTTTAAATTATCGCTATTTAATGGTGTTGTTTTATTTGGATAATTTATAAAATCTTTCATATTATTTTGTTATTTAAATTAAATCTATGAGTTATAATTCTTCAACCAGCATGTAGGTATATTGATTATCGCCTCTAAGTTTAACAGTTCCTGCTTGTGCAGAAGTTATAGTTGCATATATATTTTTATTATTAATACAAGTTCCAATTGTTTCATTTTTAAATTGTGTTGAATTTGCTTGAAAACCACTTTCGGAAAACCAACTTGCTCCTGTTTCGCTTAAAATTCTAGGATATACATCAGCACTATAATTTTCTGTAATTCTAACACCTACCGTTGCTCTAAACCTTTTTACGTCATTTGATGCAACAACAGTCCCATCATTTGATAAACTAAACCCATCACCTAATTTTCTAAGAACTTTATTAAATGGTATTTTCAATTGTACCCATGCTCCAGTAAGAGTTACTTCTGTTATTTCATTTAATATAACTAATATAGCACTTTTTAGTTTACTACCTTCTATTTCATTTTCAATATTAGTTTGCATTTGATTTAAATTTTCCGCATTGATAGGTTTATCCGTATTTGGATAATTTGTAAAATTGATTTTTTCCACATTTTCGGCATTTAATCTTGCTCTCTATTTTTTTGATTTTATTTTATAAAGCATTTTGTTGAACTTCTTTCCATGCTGTCCAACTGCCATTTATTAATACTCTATTATACATTTTTCCAGTGTTAATGTCGGTTGCAAGTTGACTACAATAAGCACTTCCAAACTTTATCACTATTATTGTTCCATAAAAATAATTTGCATCTGTTGGTGGCTTATTAGCAGACATTTGACATTGACCTATAGCGGTTTCTTTATAATCGTTAAAATCTCCACTAAAGTTTATCACTGGAATTGTATTAGCATTAATGTAATTACAACTATAAACATCGTTATCACTTGTTGTTTTTGCTGTTTTAGGTTGTAATTTTAAATTATCGCTATTTAATGGTGTTGTCATATCTGGGTAATTTTTCAAACTCATAGACATGCACCTCTTAGAGAGCAAGTAATATTTTTATGCCTTGCCCCCTTTCTCATAAGAGGTACAATTATTAAATAACTGCACCTCCTTCCCTGTAAGTAAGTAAGTAAGTAAGTAAGTAAGTAAGTAAGTAAGTAAGTAAGTAATGAACTTATGTTTGTTATCATATTTTTTCCTCCTATTTTAATTTATTTTTTATTCAAAACTAGAATATCCCATTATCATCAGTGTTGCTTTGCATGCACCTGTATTTTGATACATTGCAGCCAAACTCGTAACTAATGAATTAGAAGTTTCTATTTTGAACATATTAAATGAATCTTCAGTATCTGAAGTTGTTATAAAATCTTTTATATTTATTGATTGTTTACTTGTATAACCTGAACTTGAACCGCTAAATCCACTCACTCCAAAAGCGTTAGGAACTTCTGAATAATTTATTTCACTATTATTAGTTACATAACGTGTTATATCCATTACAAAAGTACCACCTGAATAATTAGTTGCTCTATATAGTTTTAGATTTTTTGATGTACCAGTGTACTTTAATGTTGTACCATCTTTATATTTTGTTGGCATATGTTCTAATAATATAAATGCACTCATTATTTTAAAACCTTTTGGAATTGTAAATTGTAACTGTAATGAATCTTTTATCGTCGTTATTGAACCACTGCTAGTTTCTTCATATTGTGAATATCCCATAGGAAGTATCATATTACCACCTATAAAGCTTCTAGACATTATATTGCTCTCTACTATTATTGAAGAAAGTAAACCATATTCACCTAATACCTTAGCCCCATTAGACAATATAATATTTCCAAATTTATCTATTTTGACATTGTCAGCATCAAGTACAAATCTATTACCTTTTATTTCAATTAAATCTTTACTAATGTTTAACTGATTTACCACGTCATCTTTTCCACATTTGTTTTCAACTTTTAAATTTATTTCATTCGTAATACTCATTAAAGCATTTGTTTCATTTTTGGTTGTAAATGAAGAAGTAAACTCATTTTTTTCAATATATGTACATTCATAATTTAGATTAGTCCAATACTTCATAGTAATATAAGTATTAGTTTCAAAAGTTGGTACTAGCATTTCACCCAAATTGTAAGTAACTGGTTTTTCTAATACTTCGAGATTATTTTCTTCATCATAATCTAATCTTTGTATTATAGATACTTGATTATCTTCAAAAATTAGCTCATCATAAACAGGATCACCCATTGTTGTCGTTAATGTTTGCAATGGGAATGGTGAATTAATATATATAAATTTTATATTGTCTAAATTTGTTTCTTCTGTCCATACATTATCAATACATCGATAAAATTTACCACTAATTCCACCGACATTATACAATTCAGTTTGGTTGTTGGCTGTTGGAAGTGATGGACTATAAATAACTTTTTCGTTTGATATTATTAATGTGTAAAAGTTTAATACGCCCGGATAAGTATAATCAGATGGATATGCCATGTCTGGATACAACGTTTGTAAATTGAAGTTTTTAATTGATAATTTATTTATTGCACCCGTACTGTCAGGCGTTTTTAGCAATTCTATGCTTGTTGTTCCTTGCTTTGTCTTAATGTAATCTGTTAGATCATCAACTTTCTTGACTGCATCTTTTATCATTCCCATTGCTTTATCAGTTTTCCTTGATAACTCTATAACTGATTTGTTAACATCTTTTTTCTTATATGACACTTCAGTTGATGTTTCATTTATTTCTCTTGCTGAGATCGTCAATTCGTAATTATCTGAGTCAGTTAAATCACCACCTAGCCAGGTGATTTTTTTACTCATTACATAAGAAGTTAATTCATTTCCATAAACATCTTTATATTTAATTTTATCGCCTAATTTTAAAGTTAGTTTATTTTCGATAAATTGGGTTCTCATTGAATAAATAATATAAGAAAAACCATTTATACGATTGTATAATGGAATTATTGTTGTTGCTCTCAAATCAGTTTCACTCGTAGTATCTTGCGGATCAAGTATATAATTACTATCTATTTTAAATTCAACTTTATTTTCAGGTATAGTCAATGGATAATAGTAATCATCACCTGCATCGCCACGACTTAAAACAAGAAAATTTACAGATTTTGTTGGATTTTTTTCGGTAGTCAATTCTAGCCAATCTATAACATTATGAATTGTATCGTTAAACCAAGAAAAGTAAAATTTATCTTGGTTATCAGTTATAACAATACTTGCTCCTGCTTGTGCAATTAAAGCAACTACATTTCTATTCGTAATTCCATCATCAAGATATGGTTCTTCCGACAAAGTTAAATCACTGTTTGGAAAATCAGTATTGTCATAAGTAACACCACAATCATTAAATATAGAGTTTCTCCACTCTTTTAACGTGCATGGAAATGTATGTTTTGCGCTGTCATAAGGTGTATCAAGTTTATATTTGATATCATAACAACTTAATTCTATAGTTACATTTTCTTGTACTGGTTTCACATCATAAATATAAAAGGACCCATGAGGTGTACTTATCCACGAGCCCTTATATGTACTATAACTATTATTTTCATTTATTAACTGAATTTTTGCTTTACCTAATTCACATATTCCTAAAATATTTCCATCATTATTTACTGTTGTTTCATACTCAA